TGCAACCATGAAATTTAACATAGGAAATTCAAGCATTGAAGGAAAAGGAATAATAGCAACAGAAGCAATTGCTAAAGGATCCATAATAGGTAAAGCATATGATATAATAGGCAAGACTCCGCAAGGTTATATAATCGGTAACTCGCATACATTAGGAACATATCATAATCATTCCATACAACCAACTGCAAAGCCTATTATTAAAAGAAATGAAATACATTTTACAGCGATACACGATATACAACCTGGACAAGAAATTACATGCAATTACAATGCATACAGAATATTAAATATAACAAACTTAGAGAAACCAACATGGTAAACTGGAAATCAACAGACAATACATACACGTCTATAAAGAAACAAAACACTATACACAAAGCTAGAATGGCAAATGAATTACGTGCTAATGGCATATCCGTATCAGGTATTGCCACAATGCTGAATTTAAGCAAATCACGTATTTATGAGTATCTACGCAAGGACTTTATCGCACCGAATAACGGGTAATTAGTAATACACACAGGCTGCATGAATACATCCACACTATATAACAGTATACCTATATATGAATATTCAAATAGCTAAAATAATTTGCTAAATAATAAAATAATGCTGGCCCGTGTGTCCCGAGGATGTACTTTTTTTGCCGGCTAATGAACTTTTACACTGGGCCCTTAGGTACGTCTCACCTACCCTATTACTGCAATAGCACAGGCTTAAACGGGCTTAAAACCGCATGACAAATTGTCTCTTTATTTTGCCAAATTGTCACCTAAAAAATTTGGATATGTCAATTTTTTTTCTTATATTTATATATAACAAATTCAAACTCAAGATCTATGAACAATCTTAAATTTTATCTCGGTGCTATTGTCTCTTATTACCTAGCTTATATAACAGGTACAGGAGAGATACTTAACTATGTTCCCTTTGCTGATCCATTAAATGAAATGGCTTTCTTTGTACTTATGATTACAACAGGCTCAGGATTCTTAATGTGCACTAGAAAATGTTAATAACTTTACTGATATTGTTAATAACTAACCGCTAAATAATTTGGATAAGTCGCAAAAATGTCTTATATTTATATATAATTAATAACTAACACTACACTACATGAAGTACATTCTAAAAATTTCAACTGTTACTAAAACAGAAATCAAACTGGAATCAGGTAAAAATACCTTTACATTACCTGCTAGTCCAGAAGCTTTGAAAAAAGCTAAAGCTGCTATGAGGAAAGGAACCAACATTGCTCTTACTATAGATGGTGAGATGCTAAGCTTTGGTACCTCATCTGCTAAGACTAACGTTACTAATGTTCCATCAGGACTAGAGAAATATTGGGACCAATACACTCCTCCTGTTAACAAGGAACATGCAGAGATGATGTCATTCATACACAATGACTCTGTTAAACTAAGACCTGAAATGCTAATGCTACCAGATCTACAATGGAAGTATCTCGTACGTTCTGTTATTAGAGGTAAAAACATTATGATGACCGGACCAGCTGGTTCAGGTAAAACAATGGCTGCTAAGGCTGTCGCTAATGCACTAGATAGACCAGAGTTCTATTTCAATCTAGGAGCTACTCAAGATCCAAGATCTACATTAGTTGGTAATACTCACTTCTCTAAAGATTCAGGGACTTTCTTCTCAGAGAGCTCTTTCGTTAAAGCAATCCAAACAGAGGATTCAATCATTCTATTAGACGAACTATCAAGAGCTCACCCTGAAGCTTGGAATATCCTAATGACAGTATTAGACCCAGGCCAAAGATACTTAAGACTGGATGAAGCAGATAACTCACCAACCATAAAGGTTGCCAAGGGAGTTACATTTATAGCTACTGCTAATATAGGTAATGAATATACATCTACAAGAGTAATGGACAGAGCATTACTAGATAGATTCACTATTATTGAAATGGGACTTCTCTCACAAGAAAAAGAGGAAGCATTACTTTGTATGCTATACCCAGAAGCAGATGTTACACTAATGAAAAATATTTCAGCAATAGTTTCTGCTACCAGAGATGAAATGAAAACAGAAGTACCAAGGATTTCAACATCAGTCTCTACAAGAACCTCAATAGAGTTCGCCTCTCTTGCTCACGATGGCTTTTCACTCGAAGAAGCTGCTGAGGTTACAGTATATCCCTTATACGATGAAGCTGGAGGCTTAGATTCTGAAAGAACGTTTATAAAACAGCTAGTTCAGAAGTTTATACCAGCTAACACTGATGAAAACCTATTTAACACTGAAAAAGACGAATTATTCACTGAAGAAGATGTTAACAGTGCTTCATAACAACAAAATCATGTAGTGGTGATTAAGGTCCAAACTCGCTTAAAAATGCCCACCAATAGTTTATTGTAAGCAGCGAGTTTGGACTCCTTAGGGAGGGGGGTTAGGCCGTTTATATGCCGAGCTCAATTTTTTTACCCGGGGTTTTTCTTTTACCCTACTATAAATTAAATTTAATTAAATAATATACTAAATACTATGCACATGCTAAATACTAAATTACACGAGAAAAGAACCTACAGAATAGAAGGAATATTTTGGGTTCCATCTTACAAAGACTTTGATTACGACGACTTTCAAGTGCAAGCTTACAACAAGCGTCAAGCAAAGCAAAAAGCTATGGCACATCCAATGTGGAACCTAGCTAAAAAGCCTCCTGCGATTAGCAGGGTCTATGACGAACACAGTATACTAGAAAGCATGGTAGATGATTATTGCAATTCAGATATAAACAGATAATAAAATTAATATGAAAAAAACACAAGCAGAAATCCTATTAGGTAAATTTAAGAAATTAGTAACAGCCTTAAAAACGCAGGAAGAACCTAACCCTCAATGGTTAAACAATGTAATTGCTGTACTAGAAAGGCATAGTTTATTAGATACTATGACACAAATATGTGATGCATGGCATTCAGAGTTTGATTCAGCCTCACACGGTAATTTAGGTGATCAAATGATTAAAGCTAATGATCTATGGAAAACTGCTAAGGTACACCCTATGTTTATCTAATGATGCATTACAAGGTTATTGCTATACACGACAAGCTATACAAGGTAAAGAGAATATTGCCTGAAACTAGAATAAAGATGATTGATGGTTGGGCCGATGTTCTGCGAACCCTTTACAAGGCTGATATTATATTTAAGCGAGATGGCCAGCTTTACATTTGCGAAAGTATTGATGACATAGACCATGACCCTATACCTTAACCGCGTACCAAGTTTTATAATAATGCGCGGGGGTTTTTTGATATACATTTAACACAAGATTGATATTAAGATAACATACCGATATGAAAGATAATATATTTATTAATATGAAACAAGAACCAATAGACGTTACACCTGTTCTATACATAGCTATTATGGCTATTGTATTTGCATTAGGTATTTTATAGTAGACAAATTGTCATATGCAATTGTTAATAACTTTTGCAAAAGTGGACAAATTGTCACCTGTTTTATTTGGATAAGTCGTATTTTTTGATTATATTTATATATAAATAATTAACTAATCAAAACTTAAAAACTACTACGTATGACTTATTTACAAAATTTACCTACTCTTACTGTTAAAGATCAAGCTTCTAAAATTACAGAATTAATTATTGAATTCATGGAATCAAATGGTTGGACTGAAATCGACGATGAAGGTAGAGGTCTTTTATTCGAAAGTGAAAAAGTTGGTTCAGAAGCTGAGGAGGAAGGACTCTTAGCTAATGATCAATATATTCAATTCTACAAAGGTTACTTCGGAGCTAACTCTGATCCTTCTGTTTTAGGTACTTGGATGTCAGACTCAGATGCTCACATCGATGCTATAGAAATGGAAGCACAAGCAGATGCTTATCTTACTCAAATTAAAAATTCAATCTTAAATAAATAAAATATGATATTCGAAATTAAAGACGATTTAATCTATTCCAATGAACTCGATGGTTGGGTATTCATTGAAGACTATCTACTAATGATAGTAAATGATGCTGCTGAAACAATGAAGTCTTCAGCTACATTAAAATTTGTTTCCGCTTCTGATTCAGAAGGTAATCGTTGGAAATATCCTACAATCAAAACTAGTAATGAAGGTAAAGCTGAAGATGTTTGTCAATCTCTTATTGACCAAGGCATTCCAGCTCAGGTTGATCTTTACGAAGACGACGATGGTTACCCAGGGCAATTAAGACAGATCTGGTCTGTTACCATTCCTGATATGGTTTTCACAGATATCGATTTACCTCATCACATTGATGACACAGTTTACAAATGGGATTCTCAGACAATGTCCTATGTTACCTGTTAATAACTTATTAATAAGTTTCTCTCTTTTTATTTGGATATGTCAAATAAATTTCTTATATTTAACTATAATTAAAAAATCACTACTATGGCACAATGCTTAAAATGTTTAGGACCAGTACCCCAGGGTCGATTAGACTTGGGTTACAAGGTTTGCATCAATTGCTCTACTACACAATCATACAGTTGTATTGCAATCACCAATCACAAGACTGGTAATAATATACAAATAGTTGACCAAGAAACGGCAGCTGCTTTTCGTAAAGCAACTCAACGTAAAGGTTACGGAATTATGGCTGGCTTAAAAGGATAATATGAAAGGTTGCTTAACTATATTACTATTCGGTTTACTTATTGGTACTGGGCAATGGCTTTTGTTTCTTATATGCCTTTGGTTGTACTCAATTTGCGATTGTGATTAATCTGGACCAGTAGCTCAGCTGGATAGAGCATTAGCCTTCTAAGCTAACGGTCGAAGGTTCGAATCCTTCCTGGTTCACTAACAATAAAATTAAAATTACTACTATGAATAAATTTAATGAAGACGGTAAAATGATTTACCACCACCCATGGAGGTTTCTCCAACACTTTGTAGAAGATATGAAAGGTACAACTTCTACGTTAAAGAAAAAAGAAATAATCGAAAGGTACTCTGAAAATGAGTTTGTACTTAAATGTCTTAGATATACCCTCGACCCTTTCAAGATGTATTATGTTACTAGTAAAAATTGCAAGAAGCTTTCTAGTTACAAATCGCACGATGGCTATGAAGATGTATTTCAAATGCTTGATGATTTAGATAATAGAGTTATAACTGGTCACGAAGCAATATCTCAAGTAAATGGTTTCTGCGAAGGAACAGAAGACTTTGTTAAAGAATTAGTTTATTCTATCATAGACAAGAATCTTCAAATCAGAGCTAATGCTAAATTGATAAACAAAGTAATTCCCGGATTGATTCCTACATTCGAGTTAGCTCTTGCTAATTCCTATGATCCTAAACATGTAAACTTAGAAGAAGATACTTGGTTAACCTCTAGAAAATTAGATGGTGTTAGATGTATTGCTATCTGCGATTCTAATGGCGAAGTTAAATTACACTCTAGGGCCGGTAAGGAATTTGACACTTTAGCTAAAGTTAAAAGAGATTTGAAATTTGCAATGAGACCTAATACTGTATGGGACGGTGAGATTTGTATTTTAGATAAAGATGGTAACGAATCCTTCCAAGGTATTATGAAAGAGATACGTAGAAAAGATCACACAATACCCAATCCAACGTTCTTAGTTTTCGATTACTTAACTCTTAACGAATTTAATACCGGGACAAGCACTAGAACGTTATCAGAAAGAAATGATGTAGTTTTAGATATGGATCACGTACATTCTTTACAAATGGAAAAAGTTACTAGTATCGAACAGATTCAATCGCTAGCTGATGAAGCTGACGCTTTAGGTCACGAAGGTATTATGATTCGTAAAGATTGCGAATACAAAGGTAAGCGTTCTAATGATATTCTTAAAGTAAAGAAAATGCACGATGAAGAATACGAGATAGTCGGTTATGATTTTGCTGAACACAGAGTTATCGATAATGGTAAAGAAGTAAAAGAAAGAATGCTATCTCAAATATACATTGAGCACAAAGGAAACAGAGTTGGAGTTGGATCTGGCTTCTCTAAAGAACAAAGAAGATACTATACTAAAAACTTCGATGAGCTTACAGGAAAGACTGCTACTATACAGTACTTTGAAGAAACCTTAAACGAGGATGGACTATACTCTTTAAGATTCCCAGTTGTAAAGCACATATACAACAACGGTAGAAATTGTTAATAACTTTTTCAAAATAGTTCCCAAAAAATTTCGATAAGTCGATTTTTTTGATTATATTTATATATAAATACTTAACTAATAATAAATGACAAATAAGAAAATTTTATACATTGATATGGACGGAGTCCTTTGTGACTTCGATAGCAAGGCGGCTATGACCCCTAAACATGTCAAAGACAAATATGGTGATAATCTTCACCGAGTTCCTGGGTTCTATAGAGACCTCAACCCTCTGCCAGGAGCAATTAAAGCTTACAAAGAATTATGCAAACATTACGATGTTTACATTGCTTCAACACCAAGTTGGAGTAATCCTTCATGCTGGATAGATAAGAGACTTTGGGTTCAACAATATCTTGGACAAGATGCTTATAAGAAACTTATCCTAACAAGTAACAAGGGTTTACTTAAAGGATGTGACGATGACGGGTTTCCTTATATTCTAATCGATGACAATGTTTGGAACGGGGTTGAAGATTTCACAGGAAATCACATACACTTCGGAACTGATGTTAATGCTATGAACTGGGACGATGTCCTTAAATTACTTTTACCAAATGTTTAGATCCTGGACTACAGAAGAAATATTATTATTAGACCAAGCTGTTAAGAATCACTTAACTACTGAAGATATTTATGAGCTTGCTAAATTGATTGACAGATCTTATCAAGCAACTAGAAAGAAGATTCTAGAGATTGCTAACATCATTCCATCTAGTCGATTGGTTACTGTATTAAGAAGAAATGAGCAATTAACTTATAATGAAACCTCAGACTTTCCCAAAGATATAGACCATAGTTATATACCACCGGTTATCTTTAATGACGTTCTTAAAATGCGTAAGAAGAAGCTCAAGCCTGGTGACAAAGTATTGCTAAGAACTATAGAGCATATCAAAGGAATGACCGAGTTTGAAACAGATGGTGCATTTGATTATGCTGACAAGATTCTTACAGTTGGCTTAGTTTCTGGTAAATCTTTTTATGCTATAGAAGATGAAAAGGATTATCCAATAAGGTTCCATTTGGACTTGGTAAAAGATATTTATTATAAATGCACAGAGACAATATAGACATATCACGTATGATTGAAATTTTCAATAAGATAGCACTTGATGAAGGGTTCAAAATGATTGTGAATGAAATTGATCCTTTACAGTTTTTTAGCTCAAAGGAAAAGTTTTTTAAGATGATAGATCATTTGATAGAGCATTATATAGAAACAGAAGAATATGAGAAATGCTCTATACTACTACAAGTTAAAAAGGATCATGGCTATATAGACCCAGAGGTAGAAAAGGTTTTTTCAAAATAGTTCTCTAAAAATTTGGATATGTCGAAAATTTTAATTATATTAGCATATAATTTATTATTTAATAATAACTCATACACTAACATAATTAAATAAAAACAATTTATTTATTATTATATAATTCAAAGAATTACACACCCACAAGGTGTATTAAAAAAGGGATAAGCCGAAACCCTAAATAGTAGGCAATATTAAATATTTTTACAACATGCAAAAGCATAATAGAAAATTTCGTAGAGGAGGTCCTGGTAATCAACTTCCAATTAAACACAATCAAAAGAAACCATTCGAGCCAGGTAGATATGGTAAAAATTGGGGATCAATTAAAGTGGAACTAGCTAAGGGCAATAAAGCAATTAACCCTATAGCTCCTGCAACTCAACCTATTATAGGTACACTATGTATAGGAAATATGCAAGTAGACATTACTTTCTCTGAAGCTAATAGAATTATTGAAGAGCTTCACGATGCAAAGAATAGATACAACGTTGCAAATAGATTAGGTATGTTAGATGCTAAGTCTGGTACACCTGATTCAATTAGATTAACCCAAAGCTCTAGAAGCTATTAAAAGAAAGGAGTTACAAAAATGACAGTAGAATTATTAACATTTGCATTAGGTTTATTATTAGGTGGTATATTAATGTTCATCTATCTTTGGAGACAAGGTAAAGGTTTGAAAGAATTATTAGCTGATAAAATGATTGCTAATAAATTATTGAAAGATCAAATTACTGGTAGCGGTAGACCTAATAAATCTTGGAACAATAAGTCTAAGAAAAGATATTACAATGGCAAAAAGAAAAAAACAACAAGTACAAACTCTTAATACTGATATTCAGAAAACTGTTTTAGATATATTAAATTCTGTTGACAATGTAGATCCTAAAGATATTTCTAAAGTAACTGTTGAAAAGTTTGATAAGATACTTTCCTTAATTTCAGCAAACATTAAAATGTCCGCTGGTAATAGAAACTTTGATCAGAATGAATTTAGAATAGATAAGTCTACAGTTTTTAATTATAAGATGAAATATTCAACAACTGGAAATATTAGTAAAGAGGATATACAATCGTTAAATTTGTTTTATCAGAAACATAAAAATTTAACAAAAATCTTACTTGCTATTTGATATTTATAATTGAATCGCTATTACTTATATTAGCTGCATTTATGGACCCGGGTTCGATTCCCGGCATCTCCACTAAAAGATTTACACGATATGGGGATGACTGGCTTTGACAGAATGATAAGGGTATAAGGAAGATTCACTGCAACAACTGGCACACAAGTTGAAATGGCGATGGCTGCCTAATTAGGCCCCCTGACCCAACGGTTGAAGAAGCATACCGTCTAAGCTTCGGAGGTAAGAGGATAATTAAATAAAAGGAGTAACAATATGACACCAGAAGAATACGGCAAAGTAGAAGAATTCATGGAAGGTTATATGTTAGATTTAACTTACGATATAGTAACTAAGAAGATTGCTTTATCTGAATTAGTTAATACTGACGAAGAAGTTATATTGAGTTACGACCCATTTGCAATAGGAGAAATAGATCAGGCTTGGTTATTACAAGACTTAATAGACTATTTTGTTACCACAGAAGAATATGAAAAATGTGCAAAACTATTGAAGATGAAAATACAAGTCGAAAAAGGTACGCTAGATTTATCTGATAGGATATATTTAACAGATGAAGATTTCTTGAATGAAGAACAAGATATGATTATTCAATCCTTAATCGATGAATTATTAAAAAATAATTTTAACAAAAATTAGGAGTTATATTATGAATCAACTACTGAAAGAAAAAATTGAAACAAAGCTTGAAAGAGTAATTGCAATGGCAAAGAAACAAGATGATGTTATTCTAAAAAGAGGCGACGTTATCAATGATGTAAGAAGTACTTTACGTACAATTGAAAAAGAAATAGAAGAAGTAAAAAGTCTAATACAAATAGTATAATGAAGAAAAGACTCTTTCCTTTCTTAATAGGTTTATCAGCTCTATCAGTTTCTGGTAGTGCTGCATTCTATTCTGTGTTTGGATTGAGTAAACTATTTGCTGGAGCAAGTTTACAAGTTATAATAATGGCGGGTTCATTAGAATTTGCCAAACTAGTTACAGCATCATTACTATATCAATATTGGGATACTATAAACAAATGGATGAGATTTTATTTATCTATTGCCGTATTCGTTCTTATGGTAATTACATCTGGTGGTATATACGGCTTCTTATCTGGAGCTTATCAAGAAACTGCAACAAAGTCGGAATTCTTAGACAAGTCCCTATTAGTATTACAAACAAAGCAAAGTCGATTCGAAGAACAAAAGGTAGATTTAGTTTTAGAAAAAGATCAATTGAATAAAACTATATCTGACTTAAGAACCTCATTATCTAATCCAGCATCAGTATCTTATTACTCTGAAGAAGCTGGACAAGTTATTACGACAACGTCTAGTTCTACAAGAAGAGCATTACAATCAGAACTAGCAACTACTATAGAAGATAGGAATGCTATAAACTTGAAAGTAGAAGCTGTGCAAGATTCTATAATGAGATTAGACACAGAACTATTAGAATTAGAAATAGGCAATGAAGAACAAAGAGAATTGGGGCCACTAAAATATCTATCTGAACAAACTGGTAAAGATATGGGGCAAGTGGTTAATTGGTTCTTGTTACTAATTATATTTGTATTTGATCCATTAGCAATTGCATTAGTAATAGCTGCTAACTTTGCTTTTGCTCAAATTAAATCTAATAAAGTTACTAGTGAAGTAATAGAGGTTGAACCAACAATGTTTACAGGTGAAGTCACATGCTCAGTACCACCTGGTCTAGAATATGACACGCCTTATACTCTAGATGAAATAAAAGAAAAATGGCAAGATGAACCAACTTTATACAAAGTCTATGGTGAAGATATATTAGAAGACTTTGCAAAACTAAAAGCACAGTATAGAAAACAAGCAACTATACCCAATGCTGAATTTGAAAAACTAATTAATAAATACTATAAACATGGCAAAAAGAAATAAAAAAATAAAGGTTGTAAATAGAGAACAAGAATATATTGTTGAATATAGAAAGGGTACAAAATGGAACGAAAGACCTGATTGCACCTACAGATATATGTCTTGTAAATTATGCGGTCACATGACAGTAGTAGGAGAAGACGCTACAGCAGTTACTTGTCACCATTGTGTTAATGAAATGGTAGAAGGCCCACAATTTTCAGCAAGAAGAATAAGCTCTGGTCGCCCAGCTGGTTGGCATTTTATGGCTGAGTACGTTGATAAAGATGGTAACGTATTTCACAAAGGTAAAGAGCAACCTAAATTAAAAGGTACAATAGAAGCTACTGTCATTGTAAAAAAACAAAAAATTTCAAAGACAGAAAAGAATACTATGATCAGAGAAGCTAACACTAGAATTCACAAATTAAAGAAAGACCTTAAGAATGCAAAGCTCAAGAAAGAAATCAAAAGTCTTACAAGAGAAATAACTAGATTATCTAAAATTGCAAGAGGTAAAATACCAAGGTCAAAAAGATTTAAGTAAATTATTTGGATAAGTCGAAAAAATTTATTATATTGTATACTAATAGAAAACAAAACTTATTAGGAGATTACAATGGCAACGCACGACAAACTTATTTACTATAGAAGCGAATTTAGTAGAGAAGCAAAAAAGATAGAAATGGAAATTCCTCCGAATTTAACAATAGCAGAGTTTAAGATTGTATGTAGAAGATTAGCTTCTTCTTTGGGTTATGCACCTGAATCAGTAGCTAATGAATTTGGAAGAGATAAAGAAGTTGGAAATAAAAAACAATTAAAATTATTATTTGACTAAATATGAAAAATTCAATTAAATTTTTTCTATGGATAGCTGTTATATTTTTATCGAGTATATTCGTTATTATTACAATGGTATCTTATGAAAAGCAAATAGAAGATTTGCAAAATGAAAACGGCTCTTTAGATTATGCATTAAAATTTCAAAAAGAACAGTGTCAATATCACGTTCAAGAATTAATGCTTAAAATAGATTCTTTAGAAAAAGAGCTTATTTTTTATGAACCAAAAACTATTGGTGAAACTATAGATGAAATCTTAAATGCCATAATTAGAGTAGAGTCTAGCAACAACGATTCAGCATACAATGTAAAAGAAGATGCAGTTGGATGTTTACAAATTAGACAAACTATGGTAGACGACGTTAACCGAATCTTAAGAAGAAATGGTTATGATAAAAGATATTCATACAATGATAGATGGGATAGAAAAAAATCTATAGAGATGTTTGATATCTTTTGTAATTACTATGGTTTAACTACTGCAGAAGAAATGGCAAGGTGCTGGAACGGTGGACCAAGAGGAATTGATAATCCAGCAACATTAGGTTACTGGGATAAAGTACAAATGGAGATGAACTCATGAATTTAGATGAAAGTAAAATATTAGAAAATTGGAATGATTTATTAAAAGTCATTAATGATAATTTTGATGGTGAAAGAAAAAAGAATCTTAAAGCAATGTACAATAAGTTAGCTGAAAGAATGATGTTAGCTCCTGCTTCTGGTATTATACACTATCACAATTGTTTTGCTGGTGGATACGTTGATCATGTTCTAAGAGTTATAGAGTGTGCAAAAAGACTGTCTAATCAATGGGATGAAATGGGAGCAGACAAAAATTATACAGACGAAGAATTAATTTTTTCTGCATTGAACCACGACTTAGGTAAAGTTGGAGATATGGAAAAAGACTATTATATTCCTAACCCAAGTGAATGGCATAGAAAGAATCAAGGCAAGCTTTACAAATTTAACCCTGACTTAGATTACATGTCAGTACCAGATAGATCTTTATTTTTATTAGCACAGAATGGAATTTCATACACATACAATGAAGCAATGGGTATTAGATTGCACGATGGTTTATATGACGATTCTAATGTTCAATATCTAAAAACTTTTAATACAGACAAAGAAATTAAAAGTAATCTACCTACAATACTTCACCATGCAGATCATATGGCTTCTAGGATTGAACATGATAATTATGTAAAGTCTGCTGGTAATAATCTTAAGCCTCAACCAAAGAGAAGAAAAGCTTCTCCTAAACTAAATGGTGCATCAGATTCAGCAAACGACTTATTCAAAGATTTTTTTAAGGAGTAATAAATGATATTAGAAATTATATTAATTAGTTTATTAATGTTGTCTATCTTTATAATTTATAGACAAGACCAAACTATAAAAAAGCAAATAGACTATATAGATTCTATAGAGACAAAGTTAATTAATAACTTTGAAATTATTAAAAGTTCTTTTATACGTATGAAAGAAATAGATCAAAAGGGCGGCTTTGAAAGTGACGACGAAGTAGGCCAAGTATTTACTAACATTAAAGAAGTCATAGAAGATTTAGAGAAAGAAGTAAATGGATAATTTAAGCCCAGTAGATTTATTCTACAAAGAACTAGAAAAACCTAAAGAAGTTAAATTAACTAGAAGAGGTAGACCTAGAAAAACTAAGATGTATTTTACACAAGTAACAGAAGATGCTATTATAGCATACAACCAAGAGTCTGATGTAAGAAAAAGAAACAAGGTTTGGAATGATCATATTAATGGTGCAATATTCAAATTAGCAGAAAACATAATTAACAGGTTTAAGTTTATGTACATGGATGGTGGTATTGTAGAAGTTAAATCTGAAGTTGTTTCTTTCCTATTAACAAAGCTGCCTAAATATACTTCTGATAAAGGTAAAGCTTTTTCTTACTTTTCAATAGTAGCAAAAAATTATTTAATACAAAATAACAATAAAAATTATAAAAGATTGATAAATAAAGCTGGTGTTAATCATATAGATTGGCAAAGAAATATAGGTAATGAAATGCATTTGTCTAAAACGCATGATGGTATATTAGACTTTATGACTCAATTTATAGAATGGTATGAAGAAAAAATAGATCAAAAGTTTAGATTAGATAGGGACAAAGCTATTGCTTATGCAGTAATGGAATTATTTAAGAAAAGAGACAACATAGAAACTTATAATAAAAAAGCTCTTTATATTCTCATAAGAGAGATGACTGGAGCTAAAACACAGTATATAACCAAAGTAGTAAAGCAGATAAAAAAAGAGTATGAAACTCTCTACTTAAAATACCAAACCAGATAGTTATAATAAAGAAAAAGGTTATATAAAAGGTTTCTAAAAAAGGTTATGGTATTGAACTCCGAAAGCATGTTAATTTTATTAAGAAAATAACAAGGAGAATTATATGAAAAATTTGATTTTAACAATGATGCTAGTATGCGGCATGTTCGCAGCAAATGCACAAACAAGTGGTGACTGGTACGTAGGTACTGGAGATGTAGCAAATACAGCATGGACTGATTGGTCTGTGTCACCTACAATTGGATATGGTGTTATGGACAACCTAATGGTTGGTTGCTCAGTATCTCAAGCAGATTCAACTGTTGATATGGATATTGATTTTCACGCAAGATATTTTGTAAAAGGATATTTTGCTTATTTAGCAACAGACGGGCTATCTACGGATGGTATGTCTATTGGGGCAGGTAAGATGTTTACCTTACGTAATAATATTTACGTTGACCCTAAAGTGGTTTACAACACAGGAGAAAAAACTACAAACCTTACATTAGGGTTTGGGTTTAGATTCTAATTAACCCATAATGGGTCAACATGCTTTCGATGCAATTTTGCAACAGAATACTTATTAAAACAATAGGAGAAAACAATGGATTCAGTAATTAAATACGTAAATGGTTTCTTTGGTGGTTTAGGTACTATTATGTTAGCTATCTTACCAGTAACGATTCTATGGCAAGTACTTACGGGTACTACTGTATTTGGAATGGATGTAATTGCAAATTTATCAGCTCTTGTAACTTCACTAGGTAATGGTGGTTTTGTAGGATTGGTAGTATTAGTAATTGTTGCTTCATTCTTTATGAAGAAATAGTTATATAAATAAAAAGGGCCCTCGTTAATTCGGGGGCTTTTTTGTGTGTTTAAGATATTTATAATAAAGGGAATGATATATGGATAAAGAAATATTTAAGGGAAAAACGTTTTCTGATTTGTGTGAGGATATATATACAAATTCTGTAAAGAAAGAAAAACAAATTTCAGCTTTGATAAAAGATTTACAACCAATGATCAAGTCAATTGGGGATGCAACTGTTATTGTACCGATAATAAAAGAATATTTAGAAGTTGGTGTAAAGAACGATGAGCATTTAATAAAGATGGCAGCTATAGTACAAAGGGCTCAATCTAGAGGCGATTCAACTGAGTCTGGTGGAATGCTTTTAACTGAAGAAGAAAAACGCCATCTATTAGAAACTGTTGAAGAACTAAACTCGGAAGATAAAAAATAATGCAAGACGAAATAATACAATCATCATTTTCTTCAGCAGATGGAAACAAAAATGAAGGAAATAAAATACCTCTTTATATGGGAAGAGTTATTAATGTTCTATTAAACCCTGAAACAAAAGAGTCGGTTGGTAGAGTAGAATTAAGAGTAGCAGAAAGAGAAGATGAAGAGGACAATCAGTTTGAAGAAGTATTTGCATTTCCAATAAATTTGTATAACTATACAATGCCGCTTATTAACGAGTCTGTATTGGTTCATAGAACTGAAGCTGGTAGATACTTTTACTTTTCAATACCTCCTCACAATTTTTATGATCAAATAACAATTGATAATGAGGATGACACTGAGCTAGAAGGTGAGGAAGAAGATGTAAAAATAAACTTGCAATCTTTTGATTTAATATCTGCAAATGATGAATCAGATAAAGAAATATATGGAGAGACCTTTACAGAAGAAGTTAAAACTGCTACTGATGCTATATTAAGTAGAAACGTTCATGAAGGTGATACACTAATACAAGGTAGATTTGGAAACTCTATAAAGCTTACTTCAAAGAATGAACTAAATGAAACTCCTTGGAGTATAGATGGAGAGGACGGTCAACCTGTAATAGCAATTAGAAATGGTTTAGAAAGATACGAAGATCCTACAACAGATAATTCATTTATATACCTATTATCAGATCAATCTTTTGATTTTGGCGATATAGCTTTCTCTCCTGAGAGTGGAAATCTTGGTGATACTATGGATGCTTATGTTGGAGGCCAAGTTATAATCGGAGCAGATAGATTAACATTGATGTCTAAAGCAGACGATATTTCTATATCATCTGCAGGATTAGTTAGTATAGCAACTGCAAAGTGGGCAGTAGATGTAGACGTCTTAATGGATCAAGTTAAAGCATTAGCAGAACAAGTTGAGGCTTTAACAGCTGGGTCAGCAACATTCACAACTGGAGTTGGTCCAACTGGTCCTGCTACTAATGCTGGTGACTGTGCAGCCATCACTGTTGAAATATCTGGGATGGAGCAATAATGGCAATTAATTGGTCAGGTTTAGAATCGGATATTAAAGCTTGGTTCGAAGATGTAGGAGAAAAGACAGAAGATGATACTGCAAAATTTTTAGCAGACTCATATGGTCAAACTGTATCAACAGCTGCTGATCCAAATGGTAATCCTGTAATACCTCCTGGTAAAGAATCTGGAATAGAAAAAGCTTGGTCTTCTGCCTTTGCAGCACAGAAAGCAGTAGACAATAAATTAGGCCCTCCTGGGTGGGTATCTGTCGAAGGCGCTATACTTTTATTTTGGACTGCTTGTCCCTTTTCACCAGCACCCCCGCATCCTGGTACAGTAACGCCAATTTCAAATATTACAACTATGCCTGGATCTCCCGGTATAGCAGCAGCTATAGATAAAGCTTTTAATCAAGAAGATCCTGCTAAAGTTGCAAAGGAATTAGTTACTGGGTATAAAGCGCATGCTGCAACAATAGCTGGTTTGTACATAGGTCTTATACCACCTACAGCATCTACTCCATTAAACGTACCATGGGCAGGAATAAAATAACCTTTAGTGATATTTATATATAGAAAAAGGTTTATATAATAGGAGAATAAAATGACAAAGAAAGACTTAGTACGTTTGATTAGAGAAGTAGTAAAACGAGAAGTAAAGACGCAAGTTAACAATGTATTAACTGAGATGGAAAATACCTCATCTAAAAAAATGAGTATTAATGAAGCAATAGAGCAAACAGCTGCAACAGACGTTCCAACTCTGAAAACATTTACAGCTGCTGATGCAAGAGCAGGTTTTGCTGCAATGCAAACTGGCTTCAACCAACCACCACAGCAAACAGATTTACACGGTAAACCAGTTGACGTTAGTCAATTGCAAGGTGGACTAGATAAAGTATTAACAAGAGATTATTCAGAATTAGTAAAAAAGTTTAAGTAATAACATATGCCAGAAAATAACCCGATATTAATAAACCCAATTGATCTTGAACCAGATGTTGCCATCGGTATTAGTTTACCTATGGATGCTTCAAATGGCGCAGCACTTCAAAGTACATTTTATACTAAAGATCAAATAAAGGCAAATATTACAAGTTTATTTTCAACTATGATTGGAGAAAGAGTTATGCAACCAACGTTTGGTACATATCTTTTCAATCTATTATTTGAACAAGTTAATACTGATTTGAAAGAAAAACAAATAAGAAATGAAGTAGATAGAGCTATACAACAATGGGTACCAGAAGTAATTGTAAATGAAGTATCATTTCCTGAAGTTATAGATGAAAGAAAAATATTAATTAAATTGAAATATAGTATACCACAGTATAACTTAGAAGACGAATTAACTTTAGAGGCACAATAATTATGGCAAGTAAAGATATTAAATATGTAGGTAGAGATTTTGATGGTTTTAAGTCTAACTTGATAGAGTTTGCTAAAAACTATTTTCCTAATACCTATAATGACTTTGATACTGCATCACCTGGTACAATGTTTATTGAGATGGCGTCTTATGTAGGAGATGTACTTTCATATTACACAGATTATGCATTAAAAGAAAGTATGTTGCACAGAGCAACAGAGAGAAAGAATTTATACGACCTAGCACAAGGTTTTGGATATAAACCAAAAATTTCTGTAGCATCTACATGTAAATTAGATGTATATATAAAAATACCCGCATTACAAGTAGCGACAGAAGATAATGCATTCGGAGGAGCAGCATCAGCACCAGATTGGGACTATGCTCCAGTTATAGAACAAGGAATGGTAGTATCAACAGATGGTGGTACAAAATTTTATACGATGAACTCAATCAATTTCCAAGCTTCATCATCCTCTGATACTACTGATGTAACTGTTCACACGATTAATGCAACTACATCTAATCCGGAATATTATTTATTAAAGAAGACTGTATTAGTATCAAGTGGTGATATAAGAACTACTTCATATGGTGGAACTGGTACAAAATCTCAAAAGTTTACTATAAACGATGATAATGTAATAGGTATAAATGAAGTAACAGACGGCGACAGCAATAGATGGTATGAAGTTCCTTACCTAGCTCAAGACACTATCTTTGGAGAAAATGTTAATAGCGCAGCTTTTGATCCAACAACAAGTGGAGAATCTTCTAAGACTCCATATATTTTAACGTTAAAGAAAACGCCAAGAAGATTTGTAACAAGAATCAATGGTGATAATAAATTAGTTTTACAATTCGGTTCTGGTATTTCAACAATAGCAGATTCTTTAATATTACCAAACCCAAATAATGTAGGTACAAATTTACCAGGTTCATCTGATAATTTGAACAAAGCTTTTGACCCTTCTAATTTTATGAAAACCAAAACTTATGGTCAAGCTCCAACTGAAGCTCTTACAATAAAATATACAGTTGGATATGGCTTAGCTGGTAATGTATCAACTGGAACTATAACAAGTGTCAATTCGAAAACTATTACACAAAATTCAGATGACGTATCAGATGCTCTAAAGAATATAGTAGAAACTTCTATAGCAGTAAACAATCCTGAACCAGCAAGTGGAGGAAAATCACAAGAAACAATAGAAGACGTTAGAGAAAATGCTCTTGCTCATTTTGCTACACAACAAAGAGCTGTAACTAAGGAAGATTATATAATAAGAGCATATTCAATGCCGCCTAAGTTTGGATCTGTTCCAAAAGTATTTATAACTCAAGACACGCAAATAGATATGAAAACAAGAGAAGAAGTGAATAATCCTCTTGCTTTGAATATGTACGTTTTGGGATATGATCAAAATAAAAACTTAGCTAATTGCAACGAAGCTTCAAAAAAGAATTTGAAAAATTATTTATCACAATACAGAATGATGACTGATTCTATAAATATTAAAAATGGGTACATAATAAATCTAGGAGTAGACTTTGAAATTGTAGTACTAGCAGGCTTTAACTCTAGAACAGTCGTCTTAACTTGTATAGATAAATTAAAAGAATTAATGCATATAGATAATATGCAATTTATGCAACCAATTATTATAAAAGATTTACAATTAGAACTTTCAAAAATAGACGGTGTTCAGTCTGTTATGAAATTTGATATAAGAAATAAGTGGAGAACAAGCTTAGGTTATTCTGGGGTTAAATACAACTTAGAAGATGCTAATAAAGGTGGAATAATATATCCTTCAAAGGATCCGTCTATATTTGAAATAAAATATCCAAACATAGACATCCAAGGAAGAGCAACTACATATTAGAGGAATAACTTATGATTTATAATATATACCCAACAAAAGATACGACTGTTTATAATTACTCTGCGAGTATGAATACTGGTCTTGATCCAATATTGGAAATACAAAAAACTACGCCAATACAAGGTTCAAAAAGTATAGCAAGATCATTTTTACAAGTAGATTGGGAAAAGGGATACGCAGAACTTCAAGCTTTACCTGGCGATTTTACTACGGCTTTTGCTGCATCAAACTTTTCAAGTAATTTAATCTTACATTCTACAGAAGCAGAAAATATACCTTACTCTTATAAGATAGAAGCAATACCATTAAATCAATCTTGGGAAATGGGTATAGGTAAAAGAACGCATACTCCTATAACTGATAAAGGTTGTTCTTGGGGGTTTACCGATCTTTCCGGTTCAACTGAATGGGGTAATGAAGGCGGTTCTCCTAGTGCAACTATAACTCAAGCAAACATAATGACTCAATCTTTTGAGTTTGAATCGACAGATATAAAAATAGATGTATCCGAATCTTTAGCTGGCTGGCATTTGAATGCTAGTAATAATAATGGTATAATGCTAAGAATTACTTCTAGCCAAGAATCAGATTCATTAGAATATGGTACATTAAAATTCTTTTCAAAAGATACTAATACAATCTATACTCCAAAGTTGCAAATAGGGTGGGACGATTCTATATACTATACTGGTTCAATGGAGAAAGCTGAAACAGATGAAATATTAGTTTATATAAAAAATAATAAATATGAATACAAAGAAAAAGAAGTAATAAGAGTAGAAGTTAGAGCTAGAGATATTTATCCTACACAAACATATGGAACTTCTTCAGCAGCATTAAAAGATTATTATTTACCAACTGGTTCTTTTTATTCTATAAAAGATGCAGAAACTGAAGAAGCTGTTATTGACTTCGATAGTTCATATACAAAATTAAGTTGTTCTGGTTCTGGGCATTATTTCAATTTAGCAATGAATGCTCTACCTTCAGAAAGGCTATATAAAATAATATTAAAAGTAGACAATAGAAATTATAATGGTCAAGTAGAATACTTCGACTCTAATCATGTATTCAAAGTAGTTAGGTAAAAGATATGCCAAGAAAAATATTTTCAATAGAAGACATACAGGAGATATACAATAAAGAGCGCGTTAATAAAAAACGCCAACAGTCCGAGTATGAAAAAAGTAGAAATCAAGAAAATACAACTGGGCCAACTGCTAATTCTAACAATGTAGTTTTAATAAGCAACAGAGAAGAAATTGTAACAGATTTTAATGTATCTGCCGATAGAGAATACTATGATAGAAAATCTTTTGAAAGCACATTTGATACAGAGATTGCACAATTAAAAACTGGAGCTCCACCAGTGGAACAAGATCCAGATCCAAGCCCACCACCTGCTCCAACAGTCGTTCAAGTTAGATGTACAAATCATCATTGGACATTAGATGGAGGGAAGGGGAGAACTGAAAAAGACAAACCATCTTGGCATCATAATCATCACCCATTAGGTAACAACCCCGATGGTGGTGCATTAGTAATACCAAATGATCACCCTCTTTTCTTTTTAAGAAGATGTGAACCTGCTGATGCAAGGAGGACTTTTAATTTTGAATGGAAAGTAGATGGCAAAGTAGTTTCAGAAGCTCCATATTTTCACATGTTTAATGCAAGCGATCAAAAACCCGAAGGCAATTCTTGGAGAAAGGCTCCGGATATTATAGTAGAAGTAAGAGTTTGGAATGAATCTGGCGAAAAGACTGCAAAGATGAAAATGAGATGTGCAAGCAGCATAGGCGATGATAATCATTTAGAAGATGATGGAAAACCAAAACCAAGATGGAAGTGGAAAGGTACAAGATACTTTAGAGAAGAAGAATTTTGGAAAGGTGGTTGGAGAGTTTACACTGATTATCAACTTGACACAAGGTATAAACCTAGAAAAGTTTATCTTAGCAAAATAACTTTAGAAGATTTTGATAAATTGTCTTACACTAAACCTTCAAAGTTTGCAGCTAAACCTTGGAATAATAGTAAAGGTATATCTAAGCAATTATTACCAGAGATGAAAAAGCCAGAAAGAAACGATTCGGACTATGCTCATCATTCTAAGAATTGGTCTAAGTGGAGAAGAGAACACTCTTCAATATTCCATTCAAGTAGATACAATCCTTGGAACCGTAATAAATTTTCCTTTATAGGTGAAGTATATATAAATGGTGATTGGGTTACTTTTCCAAAAATTTGGTCTGGGTATGAAAGCGAATCTGCATTAAAGGATAAGTATGACGCAAAAAACTTTATGAGATTAGATGAAGATGGAAATCCTGCTAAAGTACGCTCTAATACAAAGGACGGGGAAAAAGTTGGAACTACATTAATGCAAAAAATAAATAAGCCTATATTTGTAACAGCACCACTTGGAGAAGTAGTTAAATTTGGTTTTAAGTATGGATTCAAAAAATCTTCTACAAACAAGGGAGAATTAGAATATGTAATTTTTACAGGCCATAAAGCTCACACAGTAAAAGAATCAGATGGCGAAAAAGTTTGGTTAAATATAAAATTAAGACCGCATATTATAAAATACGACAAAGACGTTTATGAATACGAAATGCCTGATGGAGAGGAAAAAACTGACGGAGAATTTACTAAGTCAACAGCAACAAGTAGAAGTGAAAAAGGAACAACTACTAGTAATCGTAGAGATATGAATCGTGGAGGGGGAGGATACTAATGGCACAGAAAGATAAAACTTCTATGAATCAAATAGCACCATTGATGAAAGAATTTGATGGTGATAGACATGACAAGTTAAAATCTGTTGAAAAGGTATTAGATAAGCGTAGCCCAAGAGATGGAGATTTTTTATACTTAAAAGTTTTTAATGGTGAAACTTTATTAAATACTCATTGGCTTAAAATAGCTGAATACGATTGTATAACTATTCCTAACGAAAGAGAATTATCTGTAGATTGGTATGACCTTTTATTAGATGAACTAAGATATAGCCCTGGTAATTATTCTATCGACTATTGCGTAAAAAGGATGGCTTGTTGGCCAAACGAATTTGTTAGAGTAAATGAAATTTCCAAGAATAAAATGGAAATTAGAGTAGATGCAATACACGAAGATGCTCTTACTAATATAAGAAAACCTTTAATACAAGGTAAATATTATGCACCACTAGATATATTTCACGAAAGAGAGGGTTTAGTAAAAGCTGTTTCTTGGGTATACGATGAACACTTTGAAGATGAAACTTTAATCGTAAAGCTAGGCGATAAAATTCCTAGGAAAATTAAAGTTGGAGATGAAATAGAATTATGGGATGAAATTTCAAGTGTAAGAAAACTAGATATAATTTTAGAAGTATCACTACCAACAGGTCTAGAACCATACACAGAACTTAGAGGACCGCAAGTAACATTAGATGTTAATACAGAAGTTGGAAAGCCAACTGAATTGGAATCTTGGGAATCTATATTAACAGGATCAGCTGAAGTAAATCAAAACTTGTCAACGAAGATATTATCTGGTTCTGGATATGAATTAAATATAGACTACAGAAAATTCGATAATTTTATACATTTCAGTTCTGCAAAGGAAAGGTTGGTAAACTTTGAATACAAGGTTAGATTAGTAGAATACTATGAGTCTAAATCTTTAGGTCACTCAACAAGTTTAACTGGTCAAGCTTCATCCTCAGTTACTGCTTCAGCAATATACATTTCTGAATCAGCAAATTACAGTACAGAAAAACAACATATAATAGGAAGCTTTGATCACTTTGAAAAATATCTTTATGAGCAATCTGGTAGTGGGCATACAGAAGATAGTATAGTTTATTATTCTACAACTTGGCCAAAATACGATAACCCAGTTGCAAACGGCTATCCAAAATATATTAACCACTCTTACTCTTCTTCTGAAGCTCAAACTTGGTTAACTGGTTCTTTCTTATCTGCTTCAAATTACGACGAAAGTAATATGAATATATTAAGAAAAACGATACCAGCAGTTCAAAGAGCAGATCAAAATAATTCTGGTTTTGTTTTATTTGTAGATATGATTGCTCAACACTTTGATATCTTGTACAATTATATAGACAACTTGAAACACCAAAGAACAAGAGATGAAGATCTTAATACTGGTATATCTAAAGATTTACTATTTGAAACATTAAAATCTTTTGGTTGGAAGCCAAAGTCTGGTTTAGATTTAGAAAAGATTTGGGAATATTGGTTAGGAACAAGTAGAACTGGTGGTTACGCTGGACCAGGAACCACGGCTTGGGATGCTGATAATTCAGCTACATATGCATCAACTGCTACTACATCAAGTGCTTGGTCTACAGAACCAACTCCAAAAAGAGATTTAGAATTAGAACCTATTTCAAGAGTTATTAACAACTTACCTTATTTATTAAAAACTAAAGGTAGTAAGAGAGGTCTTAAAGCATTATTAGCTTGTTATGGTATACCAAGTTCTTTCTTCAAGATTCAGGAATTCGGAGGACCAGATCCACAAAGACACACAGCAACAACTTCTTCTCATACAAGAGAGATAGACGTTTCCAATCATGCATTACAATTTCAAGGTGGACTATATAACCAAGATGCAAAAGTT